ATCACCCTCCGCAGCATGTGCACTATCTGTAATACTCTGTGCTGTTTGTAATTGTTGTGATGCTTCTGATATTTCCCTATTTATATCTGTGATTGTAGATTGTTGGTCTGGTCGGGCGACTCCATCACCATCGCGGGTAGTTAATACTGTGAAGTCGCTATCACCCTCCGCAGCATGTGCACTATCTGTAATACTCTGTGCTGTTTGTAATTGTTGTGATGCTTCTGATATTTCCCTATTTATATCTGTGATTGTAGATTGTTGGTCTGGTCGGGCGACTCCATCATCATCGCGGGTAGTTAATACTGTGAAGTCGCTATCACCCTCCGCAGCATGTGCACTATCTGTAATACTCTGTGCTGTTTGTAATTGTTCTAAAGAAAGCAGACATGTTGAGTTACCACCACACACACCACATTCATCTAAAACATTACCATTACAATCACAATTACCATCGGGTATACCTGTACCACCACACACATCACATTCATCTAAAACATTACCATTACAATCACAATTACCATCGGGTATACCTGTACCACCACACACATCACATTCATCTACATATATACATGAACCATCATCTTGAGTTGCGTCATCATTAAAGTTACAAGCAGTATTATCAGTACACCCCGATATTGAATCAGTACCACATACAGCAGTTCTCCATTGATCAAAATTATCTAATCCATTACAATGTACTGAAATATAAGTGTTAATATTATTTTCATCATCTTTACAATTTGAATTAAAATCATTTTTACAATGAAACTGACTACTTTTACATTCACGTTTTAACTTTGCTCCGCAATTTTTTATTTTACTATTTAACTTATTTGTATTTATTAATATATCATTATTATCAAAATATGCCTGAAAGTTTTCAATAACATCGCATCTACAAATATTCTTAACCATATGTAACAATAACATCCCTACAAAAAATGAAGTAACTAAAATAATAATATGTTCTTTTTTCATATATTTATAATATATATAATATTTTTTTAAAGGATACTAAAAACTATAAAAATAAATTAATTATTTAATTAGAATATGCTAAACCCGCCATACCAGACATAATTCTGATAACATTATAGTTTACTGCGTAGATATATCTAGTTCCCATACCATTTTGTAAATTACTAAACAATAGTTGGGCATTATCTATCCTAGAAAAATTACAGGTCCCCGAAGGTTGATGTTCTTCTGGTTTAAGAGCAAATGAATAAACAGATAAAGCATCTTTATTTGCAGTAAAAGGTATACCAGTGTGGTATTTATATATTTGATATCTTGAAAAATATTCAGGTTCAAGTTTTTCAAATCTATCATGACCGTTTAATTTTAATTGTGTAGTTGATGATGCATTAGTATGGAACTTTTGAAATGCTCCTGCATCAGGACCACCGTATCCCCATAATTCAGAACTATTTAAAACGCCCCATACAAGTTCTTTAACAGGGTTAGTAAAGTTTAATTTTACCGTTTGACTACCAGTTCCTGTAAATGATTGCATCTGAACCTGTTCGATTAAATATTCATGTGATACTTGAGCAAATCTCCTCCTCTCATCTGTATCTAAATAAATATAATTACACCATAGAGTAGGTAATTCATTTGATTGATCTACAATATTTACTGTCCCTGATCCACTAGAAAATTTTATATTAATATTAACTTCATGGTATTGAAGGGCAATTAGAGGTAATGATAATCCAATATGTCTATTAAACCAAAATCTTAATGGAACCATTAAATTTGCAACGGTTGACGAATCATCAGTCCATTCAACACCACCTGCCCCTGCTGTTAATTGAAATATACTTGGATTGTTACATTTGGTACCGTCGTCATCGCCGGTGAATTGTCCTAGATCTGAATAACCTAAAAATTCTGTTGTTACACGCCCTGATAATTCAGTAAGTTCAGCATGTGCTTCCATCCAGTGACCATAGTGTTTATCAATTAATTGTCCACCAATTGTACATTCAATATAATCTATCATGTTATGTCCAGGATTATTACCTGTATTTTCTCCTAAAGTTGTTTGAAGTTTAATAAAACAATCATGAACTAAATCACCTGTTCTTGAAATTGTAGCAACAACCCTTTGACCTGAAGCAACATTCCCTTTTAAACTTTGTTTAATACATTCCATAGAAAAATTTGTATATCTTCTATAAACTGTTTTGAAAAATGTCATTTGTGGATTACCTGTTAAATAAATATCTTGGGCACCGTAAGCAACTAATTGCATTAACCCTCCACCCATTATTTTATATTATAACATAGAAAAAAATATAATAAACCAAACCATTTAATCATAGTAAATAACATTCTCTACATACTGCTATATAATCTCCTTCAGAACCTACTAATACTTTTTCTTTTGAATCTGATATTCTTTTTGAAAATATACCTAAAGTCCCATCTTTACATTTCGAACAATATGCCTTTAATTTTACAATATCATCACATAATGGTATTAATTTATGTATTTCTCCAAAATTTTCTCTATCAGAATCACCATCTAATCCAACTACTATGACATTTTTACCTTTTATTTCAACTTGATCTATTACAAATAATAATAAATCTTTGAAAAATTGTGCTTCTTCTATTATAATATATTTTGTATTAGAAGAACTTTTAAATTCACTTAAATTTTCTATTGTTTGACATTCATATTCTTGTTTGTTATGTGTAGATATTTTATCTAAAGAATATCTATCATCAATTTTAGGTTTAATAATAATAGGTATTTCATTTATATGTTTTAATGAATTAACAATTCTTAGAATCTCAGTTGTTTTTCCAGAATACATACAACCTAAAATTAATTTTAAAGACATAATTTTAATTAAATAATATAAATAAAATAATCAAATTTATACATATGTTAAATTTGCTGTTCCTGATAATATTCTTAATACATTATAATTAACTGCATATAATGTATATTTATCATTACCAGCATTTTGTCCATTATATAGATTACATACTAAATATGCGTTATTAATTACAGAAAAATTACACGTTCCACTCGGTTGATGATCTTCGGGATTTAAAGCAAATGAATAAACTGCTATAGAATTTTTCTTTGTTACACCTCCATATCCACTATGATAATCATTAACTTGTTGTTTTGTAAAATATGTTATATCTCTTTCTGAAAATCTTTCATTACCATTAATCTGTAAAGTCCATTTGCCTATTAATGCTTTATCATAGTTTGCTTCTTGTCCATTACCAGATACCCATATTAATTCTTTAACAGGATGATTTAGATTTAATATATTTAATTCATTTATATTTCTATCTGGTAAAATTTGTATTTGTTCTATCAAATATTCGTGTGATATTTGTGCAAACCGTTTTCTTTCTTCTGTATCAAGATATATATAATCAATATAAATAGATAAATTTGTATTATCACTAATTAATGTTGAAAAAACAAAGTTTAAACTTACTTCATTATATTGTAATGCTATTAATGGTAATGCTAAACCTATATTTCTACAAAACCAAAATTGTAATGGTGTATATATATAATGATGTTCATTTTCATATAAATATTCGGCATAATCATTTACTGAAATTGTATTAGATCCTGATTTATATAAATATGGTTTATCATCACTATTTCTAGTTAAACTTCTGTTAATAGAATTAACTTGTTCTTTAGTTGGTATTAATGTAGAATTTGATACAGAATTAGTACCTGTTGTATCAAAATATTGTATACTTTCATATTTATCAACACCACCTGCCATACACATAGATTGAAATCTTGTTGCGGTATTTCTACTATTATTACCTTTTAAATGTCCTATACCTATATTAGGTGCTGAATTCATAAATAATGCATTATGTGCCGAACTAAAATTTCCAAATTCATTTGGTTGTGTTAATTCTGCATATGTTTCCATCCAATTATTAGTATGTGTATCTATTATTTTATTACCAATTGATAATTCTACTTTATTTATAAAATCGTATCCATAATTTACTTTATTATTACTGCTTGTAAAAGTTTCGCCAGTTGGTAATTCTTGTTGTAAATATATTTTATATATTAAATCTCCTCTTCTATCTATATCAACAGATCTTGTAGAGTTTTTTTGTGGAGGATTATCAAATAATTGTTCAATTGATTCTATAGAAAAATTAGTATGTCTTCTATAAACTATTTTAAAATATGTTATTTGTGGTTGTCCTGTTAAATATAAATCTTGAGCACCTTTTTCTTTTAATTGTAACAATCCACCTACCATTAATATATTATTATATTATATTAAAAAAAATATTGTATAACTTGTTTATTTAACTATTTATAAATTAGAATAGAAGAAATTTTCCATTATATCTGTTAATTTTAAATTAAAACTGTATCCTATATAAGATACTTCATTATTTTTACTTCTTTTATACATATCTTTTGTTAAATATATTTTTCCATTTTTATTTCTTATCATATTATTTAAATCATTAATTACTTTATCTGTTCCAAAATATTTATGTTGAATTACTTCATCATTTTCTAAATTATGTCCTAATGTTGCATATATAAAATCTTCTATTAATACCGATTGTCTATTATCTAATACAAATGTATAAATTTCTGAACATTCAATTAATTCAATTACACTTATATTTTTTGGATATTGCCAATTACATTTGTTTTCACCTTTTTCAATTATAGGATGGTAAGGTGTTATTTTTAAATTGTCAATACAAACCATATTTTCTTTATCATTCACACATTTAGTTATGATAATATCTTTAATAATACCTGTTTGAAATACTTGATTACCCGATTTAGTATCAACAGATATAACTTCTTCACCAATATTTAAATCTTTAACTTGTTTAAAACTATTATCACTCATTCTTATTCTACAATCTCCTGCACAACATCCACCCCCCATATTCCTATATGCTGACATAGATTGTAAAGAAGGTGTTGTTGCTCCATTCGGAGAACCAAATCCTAATGATATACTTGTTTTCTTTGGTGGTGGCATATTATCAAATATATCAGATATTTCATCTCTTAAATTTTCAAATAATTCACCTGTAAAATTACTTACTCCTTTATCTTTAAAATTATTACAGATTTCATTTTCATATGCAGTCTTTAATGATCTTAAATAATGAATACCCCATCTTGTAAAGAAATCTTTCATTTGTCCTTCTGTTGTTATATTTAATGCTTCTCTAACTTGACCTTCTAAATCAAATAATATATTCTGAATATATTCATTATCTTGCATTTCTCTATTAAATGATATTTCTAAAATTAAATTATCTAGTTCTGTTTTAAATCCTTCATCATTATATTTTTTTAATTTTATACAATTTTCAATACATTTATATGCTTTATATCTATATAATTGTTCATAATAATATTCATCAATTAATTCATATAAATCAGATTTAATAGTTTTATCTTTAATTTTTAATTCTAAATATTCAACATTTCTTGTATCTTTAAATACAATATTTTTACTTCTACCATATTTTAATGAATCTATATGAAATTCTTTTTCAGCACCATTTGTAAATTTAACTTTAATAGGAACATTATTTATTGCAGTTGTAAAGAAATTACTAATACCATGTATAAATATATTTCCTAATAATGATGAATCTGGTATAAATGAGTATCCATCTCCACCTGAAATTCTTGATATATTATCTAATAAATCTGATTTAAGATTATATCCAAATCCATAACAATTAATCATACACATAAAATCATTTGTTTTAAAATATTTAGTTAATTCATATTCATGACCTCTATTTGGTTCTACCGTTGGTTGTCCATCGGTTAATAATTTAATAACTTTTAATTTATTTGGTGGTGAATTTAATCTTAAAATATCTAATGATGTTTTTAATCCATCCCAAATATTTGTTGTACATTTTGGTGTTAATCTATCTAATTCTGTAATAATTGTTTCTTTATTTTGAATGGAACACGGGCAATCTGTAAATAATGTTTCTGCTGTATCTGTATATGTAACTATAGATATATTATCTTCATCATTTAATGTGTTTAAAATTGTTTTTGCTGCTGCTATTGTTAATGATAATACACTTATACCATAACTTGTTGTTGAACCATCATTACCTTTAATTGGTGCATCCATACCCATTGATCCAGATACATCAATACATAATACAATATCTACAGGTGGTCTTTTTTCTACTTCTGGAACATCTATCTTTATAAATATATGTTCATCTTTTTGTGAACACTTTAAAGTAATTTCATCTAATTTTTCATTGAATACTCGCATTGTTTGGTCCACTATTTTTGAATTAATTTTTAATTGTTCTGATGATAATTTATCTTTAATTGATTCAATACTTTTCTTTAAAGTTAAATTTGGTTTTAAATTAATTGTCTCTATTTTTTTTCTTGTCATTGGTGATGTACCCTTATCCATAATCCATTTTTCAATAGCATTTCTTTCGTATGTATGTCCATCTGGTTCGGATACTGGATCTTTCATTAATTCACCCGTAATAGGGCAATAAAAATCATCAGGAACATAAATAGTAGTCATTATTACAATTCTTATATTATATTTGTGTTTAAGTATATTTATAAATTGATGTCTATTTATTAAAAAATCAAATTTAAATTTGATATATTATAATATTAATATAATATATAATAAATGGTTAAATGTTCTTTGTGTGGTGCTGACGGTGTTTCTAAAGCAACTTGTCCTTTAAATACTAATGCAAAAAATCCAAATCCTTCTAAACATAATGTTAATAAAATTACTAACAATAATGTCAAGGAAAGTTTATATAATTTAATTGATAACATAGCAAAATCGTGTTCAAGTGAATCTAATAATTTAAATATATTAAAAAAATTAATACCTGATAAATCAATACAAGATAAACCTATTCAAAAACCTGTTCAAAAACCTGTTAAAAAACCTATTCAAAAACCTGTTCAAAAACCTGTTAAAAAAATTGTGAATAAAATTAATTTAAAATCTATATTTAAACCTGGATATATTTTTAAAAGTAAAGGATTAAGTAAAAATTTAAATCATACAGTTATTAAACAATTGTTATCAGATGATACAGCATCGATTGTATTATTAGTTAAAAATAATAACAATAATAAAGAATTTGTTATTAAAGTTGAATTATTAGGTTCGTCAATACCTCAAGTATATAATGAAGAAAGTGTTTTTAATGCTATTAATAACAATAGATTTGTTAAAGAAGTAAGTACATTATTAAATGATAAATCTTATGTAATAGGCGGTATACCTAAAATAGATGGGCGATTAATTATGTATGACCATTCTCCTGAGGTAAAAACACGTTTATTTATTGAAGAAAAATTAGATATTTCATTATCACAATATATAAAAGATAAAAAATTCAGTATTTCTGAAATAAAAAAAATAGGTTCAGAATATATTAAAATTTTACAATATATTCATGCGAATGGATTTTTACATTTAGATATTAAACCTCCTAATTTAATGATGAAAAAAGAAAATGGTGTTATTAAATATTATATAATAGACTTTGGTATTTCTAAAAAATGGTATGGTGAAAGATATATTAAAGGTGGTAAAAATACTTATTATATTTTAAATAAACCTCACAGTGGTGAAGGAACACCTTTATATAAATCAATTCATGCAGAAAGAGTTAATCTTAAAATGAAAGGTTCATATTTTAATAGATCTGAAGATTTGGAAGCACTTGGATATGTATTATTAGAAATGTTCTTGGGTAAATTACCCTGGAAACATTTAGAAAATGAAGATTCACCACATAAAAGATTAGATGCAAAATTAAATTCAATTCAATATGTAAAAAATATTCCAGATGATAATCTAAGAAATGCTATTACTTTAATGATTACCAGTTATAATAAACCTTATGATTATGAACCTGAATATAAATATTTATTAAATTTACTTAAATAATTTCTATTAATTTATTTATTCTTTTTAACATATTTTCATTTTTAAATTGTATATTCCATTTATTTAATATTTCTAAAATTTCTATTTTATTTTTTACAATATATTCATTCCATTTTAATTTTATATCTCGTTTCATTTTTATATTATTAATATCTTCAAAATCTTTATCTAAATAATGATCATCTATACTATATACTTTATTACCATCTGATATAAAATTTCTACAACAATGATCATTTGCTCCTACAACTAATCTAAATATATAATTTTTAAATAATTCCATAAAATTATCTTCATTTATATCATCAAAATTATAATTACAATTTCTACCATTATAAATATATACATTTTCTTCTAATTTACTTGATTTTAATTCTTTACAATTATAATCATAATCTAATAATGAATCCATTTTCATCCAATTTTGATCAAATAAATTTATAAATTCAACATTTAAATGATTAAATCCTAATACTTTTTTTATTTTTTCAGTTTTCATTACTTGTTTTCTCATATTATAAGTCATAGGACCTTTTAATACATATTTTTTATTATCTGTGTTAGAAGTAGCATAATAAGTATGTGGTTTACCACGACTAGTAATTAATTGAGTTTGTATGACATTATTAAATCCTGGAATTATTTTTTCATAAATATCATTATTTTCTTTCCATTTTTGATATAATACTTTTGTTTTACCATTTCCTAAATTCTTTTCATCATCTAAATAAACTTTCTTACATTCATCCGCATATTTATCACCCTTTTCACCATAAATATTTTCATTAACAACTAATGAATTATCAAAGAAGAACTGATAACCTTTATTACCACCATATACATGTTTATCATAAACCCAATATGGTATTTGATTAAATTTCTTTTTTAAAGGTAATTCTATGTCTAATGAATATTCTTGATTTAATTCAGGTCTTCGATTAAATAATATATATGATGCCCATACTAAATTATTCTTTCCAGAAAATGTATATAATTTACTATATTCTTTACCAATATATTCGCGAATATTTTTATAATCATTATTTCTGACATATTCTGTTAATTTCATTGCTTCATTTAATTCTTCATCATCAGATTTTAAATTATTCATACTATAATGAAGTGCTAATCTGGATAACCATGCAGGATCGTGTGTTTTTTTCATTCTACAACATATTATTAAATATTTAAATAAATCTTCATTTTTACATTCCATTATTTCATTAGATAATTTAATATGTCCTATATCTTCATTTGTAACATATACTAATCTTTTTCTTAAAGAATTAGGTGTTCCTTCATTAAATAAGATTTCAGAATAATATAAACATTCCTCTTCTAAACCTCTACGAATACATTTTTGAATTAATGAATATAATACAGCAATACTACCTTCACTTGTTTGTTTTCTCAAGAATGCCATTGTTCTTAAAATATAAAATTATTAATATAAAAATCAAATTTTAAAAATATTTATATATATAAAATGAAAGTCAGTAATGATATTAAAGAAAGATTAAAAATAGGTGCTCTCTGGATATTCCAAAGTTATAAAGTTATTATGGGTAGTTTATTAATACTATTCGTCCCTCAAAAATGTGAAGAATTAATTGATAATTCTGGATCTACTAATTTAGATGAATATCAAGATGTTATATGTTCTGTTTCAGATAATTTAAATAAAAAAGATGATTTTTTTCACGATATTACATTAGGATTAAATTTTATGTGTGTGGGTCTATTTTTAATAACTTATTTTGTTGAACTTAGAAGAGAAAATTGGTGTGTTAAATATTTGGATATTAATCACGATTACCCTGATAACCATTTAGATGATATCATAGATCAAAGACCTGAATTAAAAATGGAATTAAGAAAAAAAAATTCAAGATATTTTAAAATAACATCTATCACCAGTTTTGTTTATATGATTAATTTAATACTTTCATCAATTATTATATACGATAATTATGTAGGTATTCAAGCAGTTACTAGTTATACTTCGTATGTTGCTTTGATATTATTAAAAATATATAATTCATTATGCATTTCATATGAGTCGCTACATAATGATAAGGCACTATCAGGATATATTACAGAGTTCTCTTCATTTAATGTATTTGATGAAGATTTAGAATATAATAAAATTGTTAATGATAAAGTAGAAACTTCGCCTGAAGATGTCAATCTGAATGTGAATCCATAAATTTAATTAAATTTGAAATTAAATTTAAGATAATTTAAACTCAATTAATATGGGTAAACACTATAATCGCAAGTTTGATAATAAAGTTATTAACATTCTTAAAAAGAATGGATTTGAATGTATACATATGAAAAATAAATATATAATAAAAAAAGATAATATAGAAACTATAATACATTCAGGTATGTCAGCATTTCATCCATTAAGAAGGTACTTAAAAATTACATATAATTTTGATTTAGATAATATTTAATCTTTCATATATATTATGTATGGGATTAAATATATTCCTATAAATAATGTAATAATATTCATTTTTTTTGAATTATTTTTTAATAATGATGATAGTATAATTGCCCATATTACTAATATTATATCACCTATTATTGCTGTGTAACCTAAATCTTTAGAATAATCTTTGAAAAAATCTAACATATGATTTGATCCTCTCGGAACACTTTTAAAAAATAGATAAAATAATATATCATGTATTGCGCATAAACCTATTCCCAATAATATAAATTGAAACAAATTAACTTTTATATTTAATCTATAAACAATATATCTTAATAAAATCATACCTAATATTATACTAAACATATCTGCGATAACTGCTGATAATCTATATTTTTTATACCATAATTTTAAAGTTTTGCCTGTGTAAATAATACCTGACATTGCTATAAAAATTATTAATAAATCTACCCATAAATTTGCTGTAACTATTGGTAATAATTCATCGTTGTTCATAAAATTACTAACAGGTTTTACACCATTAATACTTAATATATATCCAATTATTAATGATACTATTAATATAATATATTTTATCATATAATATATTAAATAATTTTAAAATAAAATAATTCAAAAATTTGAAATTTGCTTTTAGAGAAATTAAAATCTAAAAGTTGAAAAACTTTATAATTTACATCTACAAAATGGTTCTTAAGATTAAAAAAGAACGAGATCGCATTAAAACTTCTGGTCTTGCTAAGAAAAAATCTAAACAAGAATATAAAGGAAAACGTAAAGACAATTATAAAAAGAAAGTTGATAATAAAACTGAAGTAGAATGTTGTTTATGTTATAACAACATTAGTAATACTTCAGACAATTCTATTCAGTGTGGAAATATTACACACTTTATTTGTGGTGAATGTAAGTTTAGATGTAATGAAACAGGTAATACTAAATGCCCTATGTGTCGTTCACACCCTATTAAGAATCCTATTGCAAGAGATGTAGAGTTACCTGTTCATGCTGCTGGTACTAAAATAAAAAAAGGTAAAGGTGTATTTACTGCTAATAAAATGACTCCTAAAAAACGTAGACAATTTGTAAGATCAGGTTCTATTTATGCTGAAACATTTCATGGAAATACCAACCGTATTGTTAGACAAAGGTCAACGGGCACCGGACGGACTGCTTTTCCAAGTGATTCTTTATATGTAGGACCTTGGAATGTTTATAATTGGAATGAACATAATCAAAATATATTACCCACTGTTAATAGAAACCAAGAATGGTTGAATGATACCACTGTTAATGAACAATATAATGGATGGAGTATCCCCGAAGATATAGACCTGGCAGAAATATTATTCATTAGTTCAGATTAATTTAATAAAAATATTTATAAAAAAAATTATAAAAAAATTTATTAATATTTTTTTTTATTTTTATTTTTATTTTTTTTATTTTTATTTTTATTTTTTTTATTTTTATTTTTATTTTTTTTATTTTTATTTTTATTTTTTTTATTTTTATTTTTTATTTTTTATTTTTTTTAGAATTTGAATATTTATTCATATAATTTGTTGCGGTTGCTTTTGCTTTATCGCCATTTGATTTCCTCTTTCTGAGAACAATTTCATCAGTTTTTAGATAATTTTTATATGTCCAGTATCCATCATCGTAATTTTCAGGCGGATTTTGATGTTCGCTTAGAATCCATGCTGGACGATACCCATTTTCCCATTGAGATTTTGTAGGCATTGCTACAAAAGTCTTTTTTTTATTTTTTTCTTGTTCAGACTTATTCAGAAAATCTAATCTTGAATTAATCTGAACAGGTTTTTCAGATATTCTTGATGTAGAATATGTAGGTAGTTCTGTATTACGTGTAGTTAATGGTTTAGGTGATTGTTTAGGGATTCTTGAACCGTAACTGTATGGTCTATCGCGACGATGCTCATAACTTTTTGAATAATTATGTTCTTTTTTTGTTGAAGAACAACTGAAAGCATTTAGGAAAGCATCAGCACGAGAGTTACTCATATTTGATAGTAGTTGAGGTAGGTTTTGTATGTTGATTGCTAAAGTGCTTTTAAGTTTGTGATTTAAATTTAGAGAATGAAAATTTCAAATTTATTCTCAGAATTGAATTATTTAAAAAATATTTAAATTAATATAATAAACATATGTGTGATAATCAATTTTGTAAAAATATAAGAAATAGATTATTAATAGGTGTAAAAATAAATGAATCTAAATCAGAATGTTACAGAGAATTATTAAAAGAAGTTTCTGAAGATGGCAAAAATTTATCAGAATTAATGCCTAAAATTATAAATCAACATATTGAAGAAATAAATGATATAATTAAAAATCATGAAACTGAAATAAAAGATATTAAAAGTGATTATGAAGAAAAAATTAATAAATTACAAGAACAATTAGAATATTATCAAAGAAAATGTATTGAATTTTATATATCTAGTGATGAAGATGAATATTATAGCGAAGAAGATGATGAATTAGATTTATGAGAATTTACTGAAAAGTTATATTTATATCTACTGCGGCGGGAAAGCCACCTCCGCTAGATCGGCCTCCTCTCCCTCCTCCTTCACCACAACAGCTTTCGCCTCCGTGTCTTGATGTGGTACGGGAGCCTCAAATCTGACGATCGGATTTCCTTGACCATCTACTTCAGTCGATTCGGAGAGAACGCCTGGTGGGAAGCTGTAGTTAAATTTGGTTGCATTTTCTTGATACCTAAAAAATAAAACAGATGTGATTGCTCGCATAATGTTATCTGGGTCGACGAAGGATATCTTATTACTGACTTCATCCACTGCTTTAAGATGGAGAATATTATATAATTTGCTGGAAGAAAAATTTCCCGTACTGAAATCACCCTTCTTTACACCCTTCTGTCCCAATTCTGATAGATCTATTGTTGGATCCAGAAGACTTAGGGCCGTCTCCCTGAGACCTTCACTGGCTCCGTCAAGTGCCATATATAATCTATATAAGGCTCCTGCTGGAGAACATAAAACTAAACTATCTAATTGATCACTTAAATCCTCAGGATTCAACACAGCATCTATTTGTAATTCGACTCCAAGTCGGGCGACTTTGGCGGCTTGGGGGGTTTGCCCGCCCTGTGGCGGAGGGAACTCTTCATTATGATTTATGTCAGATTCCGTCTCGACCCACACTTCATTATCCACCGGCTGCTGCTCCGCGACTCTGTTTATTGCCACCGAGAAGCCATCTTTTATAAATAGTTTTAAATCATTTATATCAAAATCAGGGTCATCTATATTATAAAAAATATTAGATATTTTTTTACTAACTTCTACGATCTTTATTGCGCCGTCATGTGTAGCAGCTATTTCAAGGAATTGACTATCATTAAATTCTGACAAATTTTGAATAATACTTTCCATGGAATCCTTATTGAATATTGGGTTTAATTTATCATCTTCGCTCAAGGGATGATCCTTCCAACTTTCAATCGCAGTATTTAAAGTGGTATTAAAATTTGCCAAATCTCTGCCTGCTGCCGCCGCCAATGCCTCCGCATGCTCTTTATAGATGATGGCGGCCTCCTCAGCAGCAACCTTATCCTCTTTCTCCGTAGCAGTTTTAGCTACTTTGAATAACCTCTCCGCCTCATCTTCGGACACTTTTCCTGAAGCAAAACTTTTGAGGAACTCGAGACCACCGGTGCCATTTCCACCATATTGTTTAATATATTTTGTTTTCTTAAATGTTTTCTTTATAGTTTTTTTCCTCCTATTATTTTTTTTATTATTTAATTTTTTCCTAGTTCTAATTATTCTTTTACTATTTATATTATTCATCAATAATCCACCACCTGTCGATCCTTTTTTTTTCTTTTTCCCCTTTTTTAATTTTTTTACAACAGATCCTGCTTTGGCTTTGGCTTTTTTGACGATTTTATTAACTACAGCTTTTAATTTTACAAAGGGTAATGATAGTTTATTTATAACTTGTTGGCTTGGACTTATGTGTAAGAAAGCTGAATTGGTGATAGATACTAATTTTCCAGCTGCCCAACCTATACCTGTTCTATTAATAATTATACCACGTGCAATTATTAAAGATAGAGCTGAAAAAACATTATTTTTAAAAATATTTTCACCTGCGTCCGCCGCATTCCTGAAAATCGGATTTAATTCTACTGGATTCATTGGCAGAGCACCACCGGCCGCGCTCGCTGTATCATAGCTACGCGCCTTTAATGATTCAGGGATGGCATCGGAGATTGCCTCGTTTGGTAAATAAAAACCCTTAGAGCCAAAAACATTGACCTCCTCGTGGGGAGTTTTCCCTCTCCAGGCGGAGGCGTCTTCATCGATTCCAGCAGCGTCTGGAGGTAAAAAATTAAATTCAGGTGTTCCTGAAAATAATCCTTTTTTAAGGTCGTCAGAACTTTTTAATACAATTAAACGTTTTACATATTCACACATATTTAATTTAGATTGTTCTAAAACCCAATTTAACCATAATTTAACAACAAGTGGATTTTTAAATGTAAATCCCATTTCGGGTCCGTCCCGAGTACCCCCCGGGAAGTACGCGTCGCCGACAACATCAGGATTATTTACATTTATCAACCGGTCCGCCACCATGTCTACACCCTCCTGCGGCGGCGGAACTTGTAAACCTGCGAGCATTTGTGTTTTACAAAGTTCGAAATCACCGGTGTCGGGCAATCCTAAATTCGCCTGAACAAGAGAAGCGTCATTCTTCCATCCACAAGCTTCACGTGTTACTTGTCCACCATTACCATCATCATCACCCTTGTTAGTATATGTATCAATCACATATTTTCTAAATGATCCATCACTCTCATCATTATATATTTGTAATAGATATCTCTTCCTCCAACCAGTACATCTAGAACTTTCTTTATTATATAATAACATCAAAAAACTATCTACTAAATTTGGTGTAAATACTTTATCCCACATATCTTTTAAATCTTCTTCTTCTGTATTTGGATTTGATAATAAAAAATTTTTTAATTTATCTGGAGTTAATGTTGAACCTTTAAAAATTCCCATAACAAATTCTTCAAATAATTGTATATCAATATATCCAGAATTACTCTTTAACTGATTACAATAATAACATGACCAACGATAAGCAAAACCCCAAATCCATCTCTGTACCTCTTTAAAACGTTCTTTTAGGTCAGCAGACGCACCTTGCCACCCAATCGCAGCGGCAACTGCTTCGCCGTGTTTTTCAAAAAACTCATCAACTCTATTTATATACCATTTATGTCCTATACCAATTGATAATAATAATAAATAAAATGGTATAATATGTTCACATTCAGCACCATCACTATTCCTACTAGAAGGTTTACAATATTTCACTTGACATAAGTAACATCTTGAATTCCATTTACTAATATTTGCTTCGTTCCCAAAAATACTACCATCGCTACTTTGATTCTCCGGTACTGATCCAATTCCTTGCTCCGAACATTCTTGATTTGCTAAAGCCCAACCCCGCCCAGGTCCTATACCTCTATCCGGTTGGTCCCCGGCGGCGCCAGCAGGGGAGACATCAACATTCTGTTGTAAACTTTCTTGGGTTTCCATTAAATCTGTTCGTCTTAAATTAGGCTTCCCACCTTTATTTATATGTTGTATTAATGTCCCCCATTTTGCTGCTAGATCTAGATTAGGCATATCTACTAAACCTTTTATTCCACCATTTTCATTTATAAATTTTTTAAGTCGCTCCATCAGTGCTGCCGCGGTCTGCTCATCGTCGGGGAGGGCGTCGGGGAATGTATTACTCTCTGTAGGTGCATTATACCATTTTCCTGTTTTAGGCCAATTGACACCTTTTAACACGTCGTCAGGAAGAGGTTCATATTGACCTGCTGCGCCTGCCAGTTGTACTAAAGTATAAGGTGCTACGTCTGCCATCTATGTATATATATATATATATTAGAAAAAAAAACAATTTTAATAAATTAAAAATAAATACTAAAATATATATATATATAATGAAAATAAAAGATGTTCCTATATCTAAAAAAAGTTCTATAGGTTCTATGGAAACTTTAGGAAAAATTCATTATCATTATTTAAATTATGAAAATATATTTAATTTTTTTGATATTTTAATGAAAAAAAATGATCATATTAAAAAATTTTTATGTATTCCTGATGTTGGTAGAAAATGGATGAGGTCTTTTTTAAAGGTTGTTTTAAACGAGGAAAAAATAGATACGAGTGAATTAATGATGAAAAATGTAAAACCTATTGACCCAGAAGTATCAATTGATTTATTCAATAAAATGATAAAAAAATGTAGAAAGAGATTTGTAGCAGTTTCTGTTCAATTGATCGTTGAAGGAAAACCTGGTTCTCATGCTAATATGTTAATAATTGATACTATAAAAAAAACTGTTGAATTATTTGAACCCCACGGAAAACGTTCTGAACAAACTACCATGGACAGTTTAGAAGGTGCTTATAATATTTCAGATAAATTATTAGAAAAATATTTTTTTAAATTTTTCCCTGAATATACTTACATTTCCCCACAAGATTATTTACCTTCATATGGATTCCAAGCAAAAATAGATGCATATAGTGGTTTATGTATAACTTGGTCAACTATGTATTTACATTACAGAGTTTTAAATCCTGATTTAACTAGTAAAGAAATTACTAAACATATTAAGAAAAAAGTTGATAAAGAATTTTTATTAAAATATGCAAAATATATTGAAGAAACTCTTAAACATAAAAATTAAATAATAAACATTATTTTTCATATATACTAAATAAAAAATATATAAATCCACATAATTTATATTTTGTATCTAAATCTAATAATGAATAATGGTATTCTCTTGTATATTCTGGACCAATATACCATTCGGAACCTTCTAAATAAGCATCTGAAAAGAAATTTATTCTTTCATTATATTCATTTAATGCGTTTAAATAATCTTGTTCAAAGCACATAAAAATTACATATAATATAGTTTCAATTGATTTATTATTACATTTTTTGTATGTTTTTTTTATAATATTATTTTCTTTATTAGTTAAATTATTTGATAAATTGTTAATTTTATCAACAGTTTTCTCTAACGAATTTAAATTAAATTTTTTCATAAATTATTTATTTTTATATTTTTAAATTATTAATATTTTTTTCTTTTATAAATTAAATGGATTATTTATTTCCAAAAATAAATGTATTAAGTATATTATCATTTAATTATAATAATAATATGAACAGAAATTTAATATTAGAACCATTTAATTGTATTTTAAGAATTATATTATTAAATTATAAACCTGATGGAACTAAAATTAGTATACAAAATAATTCTATTCAATATAATGATCCATCATTTTATCAAGGTATTTTAAGAAGTATTTATGGTGATAATCGCGAAGATATTCATAATTTATATTCACCTATTTTAAAGGCATTTGAATGGTACAATACTATTGATTCTAAAATGAATAAATACTTTTTTCAAAAATTAATTATAGGTTTGGAAAGGTTAAAAAATGTTTATAATCCTAATACTATTATATATCATACAATAACACATTATGTAACTATGATACATGATTTATTAGAAAGTAATGATATAGAAAAATATAAAAATAAAAATAAAGAAGAATCACCAATTATAGAAAAATTAAAAAATATCTGGGAAAAAGATGAAATATTTATAATTTATAAAAATCTAAATTATATTAATGATACGAAAGATGAAGAACTTAAAAAAACATACATTAAGAATATTGAAGATATATTATTATACAAAGAAAAGCAAGTTGAAATTTATATCAACGATTCTAGCACGACTTATTAAATTATTTACGTGAAACATTTGATGCCATTTTTTTACCTAAACTGTGTTTTTTTCTTGATACAATTTTTCCATATTTATTTTTAACTAAATCTTTTTTAGTTAATCCAGAAGGTGTTTTTTTAAGTTTACCTTTCCATACAAGTGCCTTTGCTCTACCTGGAGTCAATTTCTTTTTAACAATATTACTTTTACTCAAACTTTTTGCCATTTATATATTATATTAGAAAATTATTTTTATTAAATTATTTTTTATAAAGATTTATAATCGTATTGATATATATTTTTAAATTAATATCATTTAATGCACCTGAATAATCATCTATAATTTTTTCTAAACTATTAAAACATTTATCTTTTTGTTTTATAAAATTATTATTTTCATAAATTATAAATAAATTTAATATTAAATGATTTAATAAATTATTATTTAAAATATTTGAATATTTTTTTATAATAATATCACATAAATCAACTATTTTATTATTATTATTTATAAAATTGTTGCATAATTTTGTCATATTATGTTCATCTAATAAATCATCATATTGAACTAATAGTTCACCTATTTTGTCAATACAATCTTCCATTTTTATTAATTATGTAATTATTTTTATATATTATATATTATAAATGCCTTTAAGAAAATCATTAAAAAGAAAATCAAGTAAATTATCTAGTAAAAGATTAAGTAAACGTTTAAGAAGAAATTCAAAAAGAAGTTTAAAAGGTGGTGCTGGTTGTAGTAAAAGAAGAACAAAAAGTATTTCTAAAAGTTTACGTAAAAGTAAAAAAGGTGGATCATTAGGTATATATCGTGGCAATTTATTTAGCAGATAATTTATTAAAAATTTAAATTTGATTTTTTTATAATTATATTTTTAAACATAAAAAATGAGTATTCTTATTGTTGAATCTCCTGCTAAATGCAAAAAGATTCAATCATTTCTTGATAATTCTTATATTGTTAAATCATCTGTTGGTCATATTAGAACATTAGATACTAAATGGGCAAATACTGATGTTAAAATTGAAGAAAATTTTATACCTCCATTTGTAACTATTAAAGGTAAAGAAGATGTTATTAAAAATTTAAAAAATTATTCAAAAGATAGAAAAATTATATTAGCAGCAGATGATGATAGAGAAGGTGAAGCAATTGCATGGCATTGTGGTGATATTTTAAAAACAAATTTTAATAGTAATAACAGAATTATATTTAGAGAAATTACTAAATCAGCAATTTTAAATGCGTTAAAAAATCCTACAAAAGTAAATATGAATGAAGTAAATGCACAAAAAGCGCGTTCTGTTATAGATTTATTAATTGGATATAAATTGTCTCCTTGTTTATGGGCAAATATTACAACAAAGGAAAAAGGTTTATCAGCAGGTCGCGTTCAAAGTGCTTTATTAAAACTTTTATATGACCGAGAAAAAGAAATCAAAGAATATGAACCTGAATATACTTTTGATATTCAAGGAAAATTTAAAGATTTAAAAGAAAAATCTGAATTTATATTTAAAAGTTCTTGTGAAGATGAACCAGATGAAGATTATATTAAAGATTTATTTAAAAAGTTTTCAGAAGATCGATTATTCAAAGTAATTGATAATAAAATTAATGAAGAGAAAAAATATCCTGATAAACCTTTTATAACTTCTTCATTACAACAATCTGCACAAAAATCGTGTAATTTTAATGTTAAAAAAACTATGGATATTGCCCAAAAATTATATGAAAATGGTTTAATTACCTATATGAGAACAGATTCTACAATTGTATCTGAAGATTTTCAAAGATTATTAAATGATAAAATTACAAATGAATATGGTCAAGAATATTATAATTGTCCATTAGTTAAAAAAGTAAAAGGATCACAAGAAGCACACGAATGTATTAGACCTACAAAATTAAATAATGAAATTGATGAAGAAAAATTCTCAAAAGATGAAATTAAATTATATAATCTTATTTATGATAGAACTATTAAATCTCATATGAAACCTGCATTATATAATGTTAATTCTATTAAATTATGTAATTCTAATACAAATGAAATAGGATATTTTACATCAAAACAAAAAGAATTAAAATTTAAAGGGTTTTTAGAATATAAACGAGATAATAATAAAGAAGAAGAAAAAGAAAACAAAATTGTAGAATTTAAAAATGAATACAAATTATTAGAATGTTCTTGTACTGATAAAGCATCTCAACCACCCGAACCATATAATGAATCTTCTATTGTAAAACTATTAGAAAACACAGGTATAGGTAGACCATCTACATATGCTTCTATTATTTCAACATTATATAATAGAAATTACACATTAACAAAAACTATTAAATTAGATGATTATACAGAAGATATTATTCATTTAGATAAAAAAAATAATATAACAGAAAAAGTTAATAAAGTTAAAGGTAAAACTATGAAAAATAAAATTGTTGTAACTGAATTAGGAAATAAAGTATTAAATTATTTAAATGAAAAATTTTATGATATTATTCATAAAGATTTTACTGCCGGAGTAGAAACCGATTTAGATAAAATATCTAATGGTGAATTAATATGGACAGATATTATAAATAAAGTTTATAATTCATTCTTACCAATGGTTTTAAGAGAAATTCGTAATAAACCTCAGAAATCTAATAATATATTAGGTGAATATAAAGGTAAAGAAGTTAAAATTGGTTCAGGACAATATGGACCTTACATTTTATATAATAAAAAATTTACAAATGTTGATAAATATTTAAAATCTAAGAAAAAAACATTAGATGAACTAACAATTGAAGATTGTGAAATTATATTAAAATATCCTATTAAAATTAACAAAGATATTCAAATAATGTTAGGACCATATGGAACATATTTAAAATACAATAACAAAAATTATAAAATTAAGCAAAATATAGAATACACTGAAGAATATTGTTTATCTATTATTAATAATTAAATAAATATAATAATTAAATTTATAATTTTTTATAACACTTATAACAATATTTGCAATAATTAGGTAGATTATCAATATTTTCAGAACAATTTAAACAACATCTCGGACCTTGTATTCTGCCACCAAATTTTAAAACCCACGGTTCAACACTATTATTTTTACATTTTGTTATATAATGTTTATTAGAACCACATTTTCTACATAAATCATACATTTCACAATATAATTCTGCTGCTTTTATTTTATCTGATAAAGATAAATTTAATTGTGTGAACATTGATCCTCTAACATTGTCTATACCATACATATTTATACATTCCAATGTTTCTATTAATTCTCTAAATGGTCCATTATCTGATGTAATATTAGGTACTTGTTCTATAACAGGATATTTTTTTGTCCAATATGAACCTTTATTTGTTCTGTGTAATTTAATTCTATTTTTAATATCATCAGATTTTCCAACATAATATTTATTATCTTCTAATCTTAATGTGTAAATATCTGATTTATCATATTTTCTACAACATCTAAAAAATCGTTTAATACAATTATACATTATATTAAATAATAAAGATAATCTTTAAATAAAAGAATGCACAGAGTGGGATTTGAACCCACGAAGCATGATGCAATAGAACTTGAGTCTATCCCCTTTGACCAACTCGGGAATCTGTGCTTTTAATTAATATCCATGACGGGATTCGAACCCGCAACCCCCAGATTAGAAGTCTGGTGCGCTATCCAGTTGCGCCACACGGACAAATATAGGTTCCGCCGGGATTTGAACCCGGATTATCAGGTTCAAAGTCTAATGTGCTAACCATTACACCACGGAACCACCCTGAAAAATAAATATATTATTAATCAGGTAAATCTCCTCCTGCTGGGTTCGAACCAGCGACCTATCGGTTAACAGCCGAGCGCTCTGCCAACTGAGCTAAGGAGGAAGTACTGTATCAGGGACTTGAACCCCGGACCACAAGATTAAAAGTCTTGCGCTCTACCAAACTGAGCTAATACAGCAGAAAATACCAGGTGTGGGGTTCGAACCCACGCGGACTATGTCCAACCGATCTTAAGTCGGTCTCCTTAACCACTCGGACAACCTGGTATGCTCCATGTGGGACTTGAACCCACGACATTCAGCTCATAAGACTGACGCTCTAACCAACTGAGCTAATGGAGCATTTAATATATTTTTTATATTTTTTACAAAATTTAAACTTACTTTTCTACAATTATATATATTCACTTCTCTTTAAGTAATTTAATATTTATTTATATTATTTATATTAAATCTCATTTCTCAGAATAAATTTGAAATTTGCATTCTCAAAATTTAAATCTCAAATCAAAGTTCTCTGCTTAACAGCATAAACTCTATCCAAACTCTTATCCAAACTCTATCCAAACTCTAATAATGACAACTAATTCTGTTATCCATACATTTAAGTCTTTGACTTCATCTGATATTGGAAACTTTATTGGTCCACGTGGTTCTTCTCTTAAGAATCATGTTATTATGGCATCTGCTAAACAGGCAGAAGGTGATGGTATTGGTAAACAACAAATGAATATTAAAGTCAGACCCAGTTCTGATGATAATTCAATGGTTATTGCTGAAATTAAGTCATCTTCTCCAGAGATGATTAATATCATTATCAAGAATCTTGAAAAACATGAGTCAGCATTCATGAAAAAGAAAAGTTCGCCTCCCAAACCAAAAGTTGTTAAAATAATCTTTAAAACTCATATGGAAGATCACCACCAAGGTAAGTATGTAGGTGGTGGTGGTAAGAATATTAAAAGAGTTCTAAAGTCTTGTGAAGATGCTATTAGTCATGCTACAGATAATAAAGCAACATCTGTTAGAGTTAATATTGGTGATGATCGTTTTCTACGAAAAGGATCTTACTTTAAACTCTACACAATCAAAAATGATTCACCTACTGATAATAATGTTCTGATTAGTGTTTCTTGTATCTACGATGGACACCCTGGTAAAATCTTCTCAGCAGTTAAACCTATTATCATTGATAGTGTTATCAATATGTTCCCACCTGAACCAGAATCTATTGAATCTGTTGAAGTTGACTTTCTTGGTATGGGTAGTTGCACTATGAACTACAAGACACATTCAACACCTACACTTGAAGGTATGGATGATAGTATTAAAGAAAGTACTATATCTGAAGATAAAGAAAATACACTGGAATCCCCTGGATATACACCATCTTCACCCACATATTCACCAAATTCGCCAACATACACACCTCTTTCACCTACATACACTCCACCAGAATAATTACATAAATACAAAAAAATATAAAAATAAAAGGCAAAAAAAATATATAAACTTTTTTTTATAAATTAATACCTATTTTTTATAAATTAATACCTATTTTTTATAAATTAATACTCCCTATATTTCTATTTTTATTATAATTTAAATATAAACCATCATATTTTCTATCACTACCTTTCATATATGTATAATATGGATAATTATATTCATAATGTCTTTCTGATTCTACACCATCACTATCTTCTAATATATCTTTTAATCTATTATTAACTTTTTCAATTTCACTTTTTGATAGTATATATTGATTTTCCATATTTAACATACTATAATCACAACAAAATTCTAAATTTTTTAATACTATACCTTCACTATCATTGTCAACCATATTATTAATAACTTTATCATCACTTTTACTTATAAATCCAGGGAAATTAGTGCCATCTTTTATATATACATACGAACCATTAACTTTATTCATTTCATCATTAACATTTTTAATTTTTTCATTCACATCATCTATATCCATATATTCATATTCATTTGAATATAATATATCTTTTTTATATTTATTTTTTAAAAGTTCTATTTGTTCTTTAGAATATGGTACATTTTTGAGTATTTCTTGTTCTTTATTATATTTTAAATAATTATTTAGATAATTATTATATGTTTGTTCATTATATTCTGTTTCATTTAATTCACCTAATACATCTCTAACATAAATATCATATAAAATATTTTCTGTTGATTTTCCACTTGTTTTTGCCAAATCTACTGTTTTTTGTGATATATTTTCATCATCTATTATATTTTTTAATATTTTATCTATATCTTTTGAATATTTATTAATATGTTCTTGTAATTGATTATTCATCATATCATCGTTTATTATTGGTTGAAATTCCAAATAATTGTAACTTTCCAATGTTTGTCCTTCTATTTTTTTTCTTATATCTTTTACAAATAAATAAAAGGTGAATGCAATTATAATGTAAATTAATATTAAATACATATATTATAATATATTATATTTAATTATCTACTATTTATACATATTTTTGTTATATCTACATTATTATCATCACATATGTTTTCAATACCTTCTATTCCACATATATTATTTAAATCTAAATTATCATAACTACTTAAACCGCACAAATTATTCCATCCATTAATTATAGGACCATCTGTGTTACATAATAAATACGAAGCACTTATTTCGTCATCTTCTATATTATTAACTTGTAAAGTATTACTTGCATTACATATATTTCTTCTGTTAGTAGATATTATATTTTGTATATTTGCTTGTACTTGACTTAATGTTCCACTTTGTATATCATATCTTTGTGTATCTGTTATTCTTGTAAATGAACCAGAACGTTGTACACACTCACCACTCGCATTACAATCTAAATATGTGTTCCAAGTGTCATCATCATGTGCCCATCGCCCGGTCTCTCTTATATTCATTTGTTTCTGTTTCGAACTTACTTGATACATTACCTTGGATGCTACATCTGCCCAAGGATTTTCTTCAGATGGTTGAACACCACTTGCATTAGGGTCAGTATCTATATGATGATTTAAATGGTGTTGTGTTATTAATTCACTATAACCATACCTTCGATTTATTTTATCAAAATCATATGCACCTGTAGCATCACCTTTACATGTCATAAAAGTCATAAATTCATTACCATGATTTTGCAAAAATTCATAATTTATATTACCATAAGCACCTACAGCACAACTATCACATATTTTTACACATTTTTTTTGATTTTCGCTCCACATATATTCAAGTGGACAACATTTTTCTAAATTTACTCTACCAAAATTACCAAAACCTTCTATTAAATCTCCTTTTTTATTTAAATTTGAATTATTTTTAAAATTTTCTTCATATAAATTTAATATTTCATCATTCTTCAATAATTCGCTTGAATTTTGATAACTTAAATCAATATAATAATCGTTCATAGTTATAATATATTATATTTAAATTTGAATATATTTTAATTTTAATTTTAAAAATATGGAAGAAATTTCTTTCGAACCTTCTGAAATATATTCAAAAGATAAAAAAATGATTGATAAAATTTTAAATGATGTTTATGAATATTTATATAATTTAATCAAAAATGATATAAAAAAAAATATAGATATAAATAATAATGAGTAATATATTAAATTTAATTAATATAGTTAACCATTTAAATAACCATAATGATTTATCACAAATTTTAAATAGAACATTTGTAGAACAAGAAGATATTTTAAAACCGTGTTCAGCAAGTTTTGTTGATAAATTAGAAAAAGTTATTATAACAAATGAAGATATTGATAATAATTTGTGTTGTGCTATATGTCAAGATAGTTTTAAATTAGGTGAAAAAGTTATTAAATTACCTTGCAAAGACCCTCATTTTTTTCATTATGAAGCAAATGAAGAAGATTGTGGTGGTATATTACCTTGGTTAAAAGAGCATAATTCTTGTCCAATATGTCGTGAAGAATTTCCTTTAGAAGAAAATATTGATATACCAGTTCCTGATGAAAACTTTGATGAAGCAACTGATGATGAAAATAATGAAGAACAATTATTAGAACAATCCAGAGATCAAATTATTGAAAATATTATTGAAAGGATGTTTAATAATATGAATAGATCTATTGAATTACAACCAAGACCTATTGAATTACAACCAAGACCTATTGAATTACAACCAAGACCTATTGAATTAAATCCGAATATTTCTACACCAATGGATATAGTTAATAGACAATTAAGATTTAATATATTACCTCATCCTATACATTTTAATACTATAAATTTAAGACCTCTAAACATTTTACCTGAAAATTATGATCCGGATTTACAAGAAGCAATTAGGAGATCTTTAGATGATTAGTTTATTTAAAGATTATTATTTATAATATATTTAAAATGAATATTCAAAACATTTCATCTTTACCACCTTATTTAAGCACATTTATAAATTCTAATCATGAACAATTAAATGATATTTATATGAAATCAAGAGAAGAAGTTGGACCAGGTATTTTATCTTTTAAAGTATCTGGTTCAGATAATAGAGTTGATGTTAAATATATGCCTGAAGAAGAACTTTTACAATCAATCCCTGTAGAAATGTGGGAAGGTTTAAAAAGTCAAGCAATATCCAATGGAGATAAAAAAATATATTTAATTGAAGATATTGAAAAATCTTCTATGTTTATTGTATATATTTAAATGTTAAAATGGATTATATCTATTATTTTTATTGTTATATTATTAATTTTTATGATATATAATAATGAAACAAAATATTCATCTTGTATTTATGATCCTAAAACAAATATATCATATATTCATGTAGATACAAAACATTCTATAAAAAATATTCAAAACTCTTTAAATAAACAAGACAATATTTATTATATAAAAAACGGAGGATTATATCAATACGATAAATTAATAAAAAAATTATTATATTGTAATAAAGAACATATTCAATTTATGAATAATAAATATGGTGTAAAATTATTGAGTTAGTTCTATTTCTTTAGATTTTTCTTTAAATTTTTCTATACCAGATATTAATTCATTAATTGTTCCCTTATTCACAACTTTAATATTTAATTGTTGAGAAATTATATGAACTATATTAAATTCTATATTTGTTTTTTCTGATATATTTTTTAACATTTTATACATTTCTGTATTATATTTTTCATAAATTATTTTTTTTAATTTTGTTATTTCTAATTTTAAATTTCCTATTAATGCATTATTTTTATTTGAATTATTTTCTAAATCCATTATTTTTTGAATATAATCATTATTTTCACTTACAACTTTATCATATTTATTTAATTTTATATATAAACTTTGTATTTTATTATTTAATTGTAATATTTCATCATTTAAATTCTCTATAACTTTATTTGTTTGATCAAAACCGTGTCTTTTATTTGACACATTTAACATATCATCATTTATTAATAATTCATTTGGTTTTATTTGTTGTGATTCATCAAATGATTTTTGTATTCCTAACCTTGCTATATCTGTTGACATTAAATTATTATAATGATTATTCATTATAAGATTATAAAATTAATATAAAAAAATATGATAATAAAAACTTATTTCAACGATTTTTTTGACTTTTTAGATTTTCTTTTTAATAATTTTTTTGATAATGATTTCTTTTTATAAACTTTTTTATTAGACCTTGATTTAGATTTTTTAGACCTTGAAACTAATCTGGATTTATTTGATTTTTTTAACTTACGAGATTTTTTCTTTTTTTTCTTTCCACCACCTTTAAATTCAGAAAATCCTGAAATTGTATAATCTGGACCTGGCACAACTGCTGGCATTCCAGCACCACCTATTGGATCATTTAATTTAAAGTGATAACCTCCGCCAGCATAATCTTCTGGACATACAACCATATATATAATATATTTAGATATTAATTTATAAAAAATAGGTATTAATTCATAAAAAATAGATATTAATTTATAAAAAAAATGTATTAATTTTTATTTAATAGAAGTTTATTTTTTATTAATTAAATCTAATGGATTAAATTTACTTTCAAAATCAGGAAATTTTCCACCACCTCCGTATACTGTTTGTGCTCTTCCACCAGAAGATATAAATCCACCAGGCATTACATTGAAACCGTATTTCGCATTTTCTTGTCTTAAATTACAAGCATCCCATTTTTTATTCTCATTAGTCCCTGAACTATCTACTGGATAATGCATTCTATCACTATTATAATTTGTATTATTATTCATATTTATACATATACATTAGATTTTATTTTGAAATTTTATGTTTAAATAATTCATTATTATTTTTATCAAAATATAATATTTCTAAACTTTTAGGTTTAATATCAAACATACAATATCCTAATTGTGTATTCTCATGTAATAATTCACACCCCCTTTTATTATTAATATATTCTGGATGAACGTATTCATCACTGTCATAATATTCTTTAGCACCTGCACCATTAACTACTTGTATAACACCTTTATTTTTTATTTTCATTTTAATACATGCCTGTAAATGGTCGTGTCCAGAACAAATTAAATCTATCCCATTTTTAATAATATTTTTTAAATATGTTGAATGTGGTTCTTCTAAATTTCCGTGTTCTCCTGGTGACATCAATGGGTGATGACACATCAATATTTTCCATGGTTCTTTAGATTCCCTTATTTTTTTAGAAATAGTTCTTGATTGTTCTTTTTTTAATTTTTCGTTCATATTTTCTAAATTACTATCTATAACAAATGCTCTAAATAATCCTCTCTTTCCAAAATCATAAAAATGATATGGTAATATAAATTTCATATCTTTTTCTATAGAATAATCTGAATAATCAAATTGAGCATTGTGTCCATTTGGATGGTGTATACAATGGTTCCCTAAACAACCAAAAAATTTAATATCATTTGGTATATTTTTATAAGGTATTTCAAATGCTGTTTTAAATAATATATCATTTTTATCTTTACAACCATTTTCATAAAAATTGTCGCCACCTAATAATATAAATTTTATATCTTTATCTTTTACTAATTTTGACAAACCTTTTCCTACTAATCTTTGATTACTATCACCTGTTCCTGTATCTGCTATAAACGCACAACGCATATAATATTATTTATATAAATATTTAAAAATAATTCAATATTATTAAATATATTTAATGGTTGGTATTGGTATTGATTTAGGAACAACATATTCTGCCGTTGGTATTTGGAAAGATAACCGATGCGAAATTATTGCAAATTCTCAGGGTAACAGAACCACTCCATCTCACGTAGCATTCACTGATCAAGAAAGAATTATAGGTGATTCTGCTAAAAATCAAGCAAATGCGAATCCTGAAAATTCTATTTATGATGCTAAAAGATTAATTGGTAGAGATTATAATGATCCTGTTGTTCAATCGGAAATTAAATTATTCCCATTTAAAATTATTAACAATAATAATAAACCTGAAATTCAAGTAAAATATAAAAATGAAAATAAACAATTTAAACCAGAAGAAATTTCTTCTATGGTTTTATCTTATATGAAAGAACAAGCAGAAAGTTTTTTAGGTGAAACTGTTACTGATGCTGTTATTACCGTTCCTGCATATTTTAATGATTCACAAAGACAAGCAACCAAAGATGCTGGACAAATTGCGGGTCTTAATGTTCTTAGAATTATTAATGAACCTACTGCTGCTGCTATTGCATATGGTCTTGATAATAAAGAAGGTGATGAACAAAATGTATTAATTTTTGATATGGGTGGTGGTACTTTTGATGTTAGTATTTTAACTATTGAAGATGGTATTTTTGAAGTTAAAGCAACTGCTGGAGATACTCATCTCGGTGGTGAAGACTTTGATAATATTCTTGTTCAACATTTTGCGCAAGAATTTCTGAGAAAAAATAAACTTAATTTATTAGAATCTAAAAAAGCAGTTAGACGTTTAAAGACTGCATGTGAACGTGCTAAAAGAACTTTATCATCTGCTACAACTGCTACTATTGAACTCGATTCATTATACGAAGGTATTGATTTTTTTACAAATATTTCAAGAGCAAAGTTTGAATCACTTTGTATGCATTTATTTCAAAAAGCAATGGATCCCGTTCAAAAATGTCTAAGAGATTCTAAAATTTCTAAAAATAATATTCATGAAATTGTTTTAGTAGGTGGATCTACTCGTATCCCTAAAGTTCAAGAACTTCTATCAAGTGCATTTAATGGTAAAAAACTGTGTAATTCTATTAATCCTGATGAAGCAGTCGCATATGGTGCTGCTGTTCAAGCACATATTCTTACCAAAGGTAATTCAGGTGAACGAGATAAAACAAGCGATTTACTTTTATTAGATGTGGCACCACTATCATTAGGTTTAGAAACAGCGGGTGGTGTTATGACTAAAATTATTGAAAGAAATACTACTATTCCTACTAAAAAATCTCAAACATTTTCTACATATGAAGATAATCAACCTGGTGTTAATATCCAAGTATTTGAAGGTGAGCGTGCTATGACTAAAGATTGTAATTTATTAGGTAATTTCCATTTAGATGGTATTCCACCTGCTCCCAGAGGTGTCCCACAAGTTGAAGTATCTTTTGATATTGATGCCAACGGTATTATGAATGTTACTGCTGTTGAAAAAGGAACTGGTAAATCCAAAGATATTACTATTAAAAATGATAGTAACCGATTATCACAAGATGATATTGATAGAATGGTTAAAGAAGCAGAGAAATTTAAAGCAGAAGATGAACAAGTCAAACTCAAACTTGAATCTATTAATAATTTTGAAGCATTATTATACCAAACTAAATCTTCTTTAGAAAATAAAGAATTATCTGATAAACTGTCTGATGAAGATAAACAAACTATTACAGATTTAGTCAAAAGTTCTGAAGAATGGTTCGATCTTAATAGGGATTCTTGTTCAAAAGAAGAAATTGATGCAAAACATGAAGAACTTAAATCTTCTGTTATGCCTATTATGAGTAAATTATATCCACAAGGACCAGGTCAAGGAAGTATGCCTGGAGGTATGCCTCCAGCAGATGAAGTCCCTCAAGGACCTACCATAGATGAGGTTGATTAAATTTGAAAATATTTAAAATATATTTTATATTTATTAATTATAATGTTACATTATATAAAATATCAAGGTATTAAATATAAATTAAATTATTGGACCGGTGAAATCCTTAATAGAAATGATAGATTATTAGGATGGGAAGATTTTGATATTAAATTAGGAAAGCATATTATAGAATGGATAAATAAAAAAGAAGAAAATAATCATAAGAAAAAAATAAATTATAATGAAGAATTAGATATGGAAGAAATTATAACTGTTGATAAATCAAGTAAAAGTAAAGATTCTTTAGACAATGAAAATAATTTCATATTAAAATTTAATGATGATATTGAATATAAAAAAAAAATATTAATAGGTTTAGGATTAGATGAAAATGATTATGATAATTGGATTGCTATTAAACCAATTAAAAAAGAAGGTATTACACTTGAACATACTGAAGAATGGAATATATTAAAATTAGGTACAGGTGAGAAATACCCTACATCAAAAAGTGATGTAATATTATTAAACAAAGTTACGTATAAGAAAATTGGTATATCAATTAAATCTGGTTCGGGTAGATTAACAAGTGCTGATTGTTATGAAACAAATGCACTATTCATGACAGTTTTAAAATATATGAATATTTATTTGGATAAAAATAAATTAATATATGATAAAGTTAATGAAATAGTTAATAAAATGAAAGAATTAGGTAAGTTAAAAACTGATTCTGAGCAAAATTATACTAAATTAAAAGATATTATAAATAGTGAAAATATCCCAGAAAATTTAAAAGAATCTATTGAATGGATTAGAAAATATGAAAAAATGAAGATAGAAGTTAATGAAATATGGAACGATATTAGAATATTATATCCTGATTTTGTTGAAGAAGTATTATTTGAATGTATGAGAGGAAAATATAAATTTGGTGATAATATAGGTAAAGCAGATTTTCTTATAGAATTAGAATCATCCAAATCAACACAAGTAACTCATATATATAATCTTAAAGAAAAAACAGATGATATAAAAAAATATTTAAGTAAACATGGTAAAGGTAATGTTATATGTATTAAATCAAGTGGTGGTGGATTATGGTGTAGATTCTTATAAATTTAAATATCATATCTTTTCATAACTAATTCTTTACGTTCTTTTTGTTGTTCCATATAATTCCCTGTGCTTCTCATTGTATATGTTAAATCATAATCTGATATATCATATCCTATAAATGCATTTTTTATTAATTTATCTGAATTATATGATATCAATTGATTTGCTTCTAATTGATGACACACTTTAAAGAACTCTTCATGTTTAAATATCTTATGTAAATCTCCTCCATCTCCATATAAATTATCTTTTATCATATATGGTGGATCCATATAAATTAATACTTCTTTTTTATTACTATATTTTTGTATAAATTCTTTATAATCTAAATTATAAATTTCCCATCCTTGAATTATTTTATGATATGTTTTTAAATTCTCTATTCCAGATATTCCAAAATTAGATACAGATGCTTGTGCTGAAAATGATGATGAAACTAATCCGGAAAATCCACATTTATTTATTATATAAAATGCTACAGCATGTTCAATATTATATTCCTCATCTTTTTTTAATTTTTCTTGTGCTTTAATAAATATTATTTTTGCTTTTTCTTCTGTATTATTTTCTTGTTTAATTTTTAATAATTTATCTGATAATTCTATTCCATTATCTCTTAAATGTATCCAGAAATTATATAATGGTTTATAAACATCATTCACTTTTATTTTTAAATTTGGATATATTTTTGATAAATATATTGGAAATGACCCACCACCTAAGAAACAATCATGAAACTCTATTATTTTATTCATATCTTTTGGTAAATGTTTCTCTAATATATATATCGCTTTTGATTTACCCCCAGCATATCTCAACGGAGTCTTTAACTTTTTATATTTATTCTCCACTTTTATATTTTCTTTTTTTAATGTATTTTTTTTATAATTATTAATTATTTCTTGAACATTTAATTCAGGTGGACATACTTCATCTATCAAATCTTTTAATAAATTTTTTATAATTTCTTCATCTGTTTCAATATTTTCTTCTACATCTACTATTTCACTCTTTAAAGAATGTTCTGAATTACTATCTAATATTATTTCATCTAATATTAAATATTTTTTTTGTAGATCATTTCTTAAATCTTCACTATTTCCACCGAGTTGTATAAATTCATTATAATTAGTTGATGATTTATATTTTTCATATCTACATTTCGCATTACCTCTCTTTGGATTTTCTTGTATAAATTTAAATTCTTTATTATTTTTTTTTATATCTTTTAATATTTGTTTTTCATTAATAGTTAATTTAACCATTTATTTATATATATCTAATTTTTATTTAAATATTCAAATTTATAAATTTGATAAAATTAATTTATTTTATATAAAAATATGGAAGAACATTTTAAAGCATTAGATCATCAAGATTGGAAAACTATTGTTGTTAGAAAACCAAAAGAAAATATTAAAAATTCTAAAAAGAAACTTAATAATGATAATCAAAAAAAAATATCTGTTGAAAAAAGAGCAGAAGAAGGCGATTTAAAACAAAAGAAAATTGCCTTAGAACTTAGACAAAATATTATGAAAGCAAGAACTTCTAAGTCCCTAACACAAAAACAATTAGCATCTTCTATTAATTTACCCGTTCAAGTTATTTCTGATATTGAATCTGGTAAAGCATTATATAATCCACAACATATCTCTAAAATTAAACGTTTTCTTAAAATATAATCTTTATATATATTTAAAGATTTATATATATTTTTTTTATATATAATCATTTTTTAATGACATCAACTATTAAAGACAAACCACTCAAAAAAATTAAAGCAGATTTGAGAATAACTGTTGATTCTATCCATACAAATCAAATTAATAATATTAAAAAAAATATTGATGAAAAAAATGATTTAAATGAACAAATAAAAAATTTAAATGAAAAAATTAATTTAGAAAATGATTTAAATGAAAAAATATCTTTACAAAATGATTTATTAAATTTAAAAAATAAATACAATAAATATAATTCTAATGAACACATAGATTATTATTTAGATAATGGTTTATTATTATCCGATTATTATGATAATACTTCCAAATTTACAGAAAATAATAATGTTAAAAAAGAAGAAAATAAAGATAAAAAAACAATATTACATTTCTTTGAAAATAATGATGATAATGTAAATATAAATAATTCAGATAATTATGATAATATTATAAATAATTATTTGTCAAATATTAACGATGAATTTGTTAATAACATTAATATTAATGATATAAATATATGCAAAAATTGTAATAATAAATTAATTATGTCATTTGTTTCTTCTGAAATCGTTTGTAATAAATGTGGATATACTGAAAAAATTTGTGCTAATTTAGATGGAAATTCTTATAAAGATCCTATAAGAGAAAGTACTTATTTTGTTTATAAAAGAATTAATCATTTTAATGAACATTTATCTACATTTCAAGCAAAAGAAACTACTGATATACCACCACATATTTATGAATCTATTATTAAATGTCTTAAAAAAGATAAAAATTTTAATATTGAAAATATTAATCATAAAATTATTAAAAATATTTTAAAAACATTAAAACTAAATAAATATTATGAACACATTCCACATATTATTAATATGATTACTGGTAAAAGAACCCCTATACTAACAAGAGAAAATGAAGAACAATTAAGAATTATGTTTAAAGATATTCAAACACCATTTCATAATAATTGTCCATCTGATAGAAAAAATTTCTTATCTTATAATTATGTTTTACACAAATTTTGTGAATTATTAGAATTAGATCATTTATTAATACATTTTCCTCTATTAAAAAGCAGAGAAAAACTAAGAGAACAAGATAAAATTTGGAAAAAAATTTGTAGAGATTTAAAATGGGAATATATTCCGTCTATTTAAAAATGGTCTTCTTTATTTATTACTACACTTGGATAATATTTATCTAATAATACAAATGTAGTTGATGCTAATAATCCTATATATATTGCATGTTGATTCATTATACTACAATTTGGTATAAAAAATGTTGAAAATGTTACAACTGAAAATAATATACAATATTTTATTAAATTATTTATATTAAAATTCATTTATATATTATTAATTTATTTTTTTATTTATTAAATTACTTAAAGAAAAATATACATTTAATTATATAAAAATGGCAGACAATACACCAACTGATTATCTTGATATCGATCCACCTATTAACGGACAAAACTATGTATGCTTATCATTTGTTTCACCAGAAGATGTTATTGAAGACCGCCATGCTTTTAATGTAAGTAAGTATCTTCAATCTATTTCTAAATCTGAAGACAAAGATTTTGATAAACTTATGAGTCAATACACAGACTTTTGTTATAAACATGAAGATTCTCTACAAAAAGAGTTTGATGAAAGAAATCAATTTAAAACTTCTGTTAGAGGTATTAAAGTAAGAGGTGTATATCAATCTAAACAAGAAGCAGAACTAAGAGCAAGTAAACTCCACAAATCTGATAGCAATTTCCATGTATTTGTAGGTCAAGTAGGTTACTGGTTACCTTGGAACCCTTGTGCTGATAAAATTGAAGATGAAACTTTTGCAGATACTCAACTTAACGAACTTATGACTAAATACAAAGAAAACAATGTCAATAAAGATATTTTCTATGAAGAACAAAAAAGAGATAAGATTCGTGCTGCCCATGAAGAACGTCTTCGTGCTGAAAAAGAAAGAAAAGCACAAGAATCTCTTGAAAATGTTTCTGAAGAACCCTGTGCCGAAGAACCTTCTGTCGAAGTTTCTAATAAAATCTCTGAAGATGAACCTTGTTCTGTAATTTCTAATGAACCTGCACCAGGTGGGACTAGTGATCTTGAACGTGCTTTAACAGAAGAAGATCCATGGATGGCAAATAAAAACAGAAATGCTTAAATTATTTTTATATAATTAATTATATATGACTATTTATCAATTTTTTTTTATTATTATTTTAATTTATTTAGTTTATAATATTAAAAATGAATATAATTTAAAAAATGTATGTTTAAATACATTATAAAATTGTTAATATTTTATCTATTTTCTTGTTCAGTATTATATATTACACTATTATATTGATATCCACTTTTATGTAAATCTTTAATACTCTTAATTTCCATCATACGAGGAAAAGTTGAACTACTTAATGCATCATCTGTAGGAAATTTGTAACAACGTTTAATATTAAGATCTTGTGATCGGTCCCCTGTCCCCATCACCGGATAGCACGGTATTGCTACTTTACAATTATCATGGGATTTATGGGAATAAACTGCTCCATCATTATGCTGCTTCCACAAATTAAATACAGTAATTTCATCATTATGTCTTATACCTCCGTCCGAGATGGTACTGTCTACCGGATCATAATAATTATCACACCTCTTATTTAGTGTTCCTTGGTCTGTAAAATGTGTATAACTACTAACGTCATTAGGACAACTGGAAGAAAACCAAGGTTTATCATCTGTCTGATAAACTACAAAAGGATTACCAAAATCAATACGTGAATATTTGTCGCAAGAACTACATAATGATTTATTTGGACATAACGGATCACCACATATATCATCAACTAAATAATCACTATCACTTTCTAATAAATTATCACCAAACTCGGACGGATTAGATTTGTCCCAACAATCCTCTTTAACTAGACAATGTGTGGATCCTGATTCAGAATAACTACCTTTTGGACAAGGCGTACATTCTGTAGAACCTTGATATCTACTATAAGATCCACCTGGACAAGGTTGACATGGAGTATCAACCATATCTTCACTACGGTATTTTCCAGGGTCACATGGACTACATATTGTTGAACCAGGTTCAGATTCTGTTCCCGGTCCACATGAAGTACAAGCAGACACTCCATCAATTGTAACAGATTGTCCTATTGTATTAGCAGGACAAGGTGAACATTGTATATTATCTTCATCTCCTGCATTATATTCACCTTCATGACACCCTCCACTACATGTATTACTATAAGAATTCCAAAAATTAGGAGAACATGTTCTAACTTGACCTTGATCAATATAATAATTATTACCCGAATCTTCACCTGTGTTTTCCGCCTCCAAACAATATTTATATTTAGAAGTACCATCTGCACTTAATATACAATTTGCAGTATCACTAGGAGTTTTACACCCTGTCTGATTGTCACATACAACACATTCATAAGTATCTGAATTGTAATAATATCCTGGATTACAACTATTAATGCAACTACCTGTGTTATCATCAATTATATTTTTTTTCATATTATCACCACTACATACACAAGATCCTTTCTCTCTACTGGAACCACGTGGACATGACGCATTTGCTGGAGCAAACGCCATACATTGTTCTTGATAATTTTCAGAATCGCCTGGTAACCCCTTTACCTGTCCTCCATTAACATTAAATATTAGTTTATCTTTGTTAATTTCATAACCACCACCATCATCCAACTCACAATATTGATTACACATTTCTGTATTTGCGTCAATCCCAGAACAATTTTCTCTACAATATCCGCTTATTGTTAATTCATTTTCACCACATTTTATACAACTTAAAGTATTACCATCTTTCTTAATAGAATAATCTGGTGGACAATATTGACACTTACTACCATCTTTAAATTTGATTAATTCAAGACCATCACTAGGTGATTTACATAAATTATCTGTTTCTGCTATTTCTTCTGAACAAGTATTAGTTTCTTTTTTGAATCGACGACCCGTTGGACAAAAACAATTATCATTATCTAAATACCCATTACCACTATCATTTTTTATTATACAATCTTTACAAGCATTTGAACCATTCAAAGGTGTGGGTTCCGGTCCAAATCCGGGTGAACATGTTGGTTTACCTTTTCTAATTATTATATTTGGAGAATTTACACATGGTCCATCACCATCTTTTTTTATTTGATAATATTTACAATCTAATACATAATCTTCTACTTTTTGTTTTATATCTCTAAAATTATATGTATATATATCTAAATTTAATTTTTCTATTTCTGTTTTTGATTTAAAGAAACATTGTTCATCTACATTATTATATAAATAACTACCATCCAACATATGTGGATCATCTTTATATTCATCATTTAAGTCCATACATTCATTTTTATTACACACATGAACATTTTCTTTATTACAAGGTACCATATTTTCACACCTTGTTGAATTTGGATCACAATTTCCAGATTCACAATCGGCATTTTCTTTACATATATCACCTAATTGACAATAATCTAAATTACATATTTTTTTTTCTTCATATCCATCATCATATGGACATGCTTTCCCGTTTTTACCTCTTTTTTGTTTAACATTATATGTTCTTGTTTGATAAGCATTAGAACCACAAGACTTATCACATTCAGAATATTTACTAAATTCTCCTATACAATCTTGATCATCATTTATTAGATTTCCTAATAATTTATTTAATAATTTATTTAATGTTGATATTTTATCATCAGATTTTGATTGACTTGTATATCCTTTTTTAAATGTTCCTTTCCCTTTATAAAATCCGAATTTATTAATAGTTTTACTTGGTGTAGCATCATTTACATAAGAACTCGGTAAAGTTACACCATAAAATTCATCAAACCCTTCAACAGTTTTGAAAGATATTAAATATATTATTAAAAATAATGTAAACAAAATGTAATAAATTACATTCATATATTTATATTATATAAAAAAAATATTATATTATTTATAAACCTTCTGATATCATCTATCGAACCAAGAAACGACATGCATTGCAATAATCGTAGTTACTTCCCATGAATCTGGATATCGTATTAAATGGGGGATGGCTACAACATTCATTAACGTTGGGCAAATTCATCAGCTGTCGACACCAGTTAAGCTGATTGGCCGCGGCGGTACCATCGGAGACTTGGTCCGCTAGATCATTACAGGGTTGGGGAAGTGTGGATTGGTCATTTTGTGCCGCTGCCGTATTGCCTGGTGCCTGAATAGATAATGACGTAGCAAATACATCTGATGGCGTTGGAGTTTGTTGCGCCTGCGGATCTTTAAATTGTCCTGTACAAAATTTACATATTTTATCTTTGTTTTTTGTAGTTTGTATAGTATATTCACCCATCGTTTCAGTATCTCTCATTAGATTATAACTCTCAAACCAAACACCATCAGTATTTTCGGTACCAGAATTGACATTCCTCGGATGTATATCAACATTTAATTTAGCATCTAATATAGATACCTTTAGATTTCCTTTCATACAATATTCACACAACATTCTTTTTGAAATAAATAATTGTAATAATATAGATGTATTATCAATTGAACCACCATGTGAACTTTTGAAATCATTTAATGCATTGATGGCATTGCTAATTATTCCATCGTTTTGATTACGAATACTACTATATATATCATAATAAATATTATTTGTGGAAGTCATATATTGATACAACTGTTCGTTCATGATGAAATTATTATTTACTGATCTGTAATCTGATCCTCTGTGCACAACCCACCCTCGATTGACTCCAGGTCCGCCTGGTCCGCCACGGATAATATAAAAAAAATAGTTCCAATTACTATGTTTTGATACTACCTCTGTATTCGGGGAAGGATTTTTTGTTGATTTAATTATAGACAATAATGTAGGTTGAGTCAAACGAGGATCATCACTCAACCGAGCAGATTCTATAATAATAATAACACCATCATCAATATCTCCTGTTATATCCCATTCATTAAATGTTGTAGTATCTCTTGGTGGATGCCAAGGACTATCATCTTCATATGGAACACATTCACAATCTAATGAATCTTCTAGTGAACCATTTATCCCACATACATCTGCACATTTTTTACAATACCATTCATTTGCATTTTCATCAAAGTCGCGCGCATGAACACCTGATTTACACCTAGTCTCACAACAAGTATCATAAAATGTCGTATATCCGCTCTGTCGGAGAAACTCGTCTGTAATATTAGATTTACCTTGATTGAATTTACTACACATATATAAAATATTATCATTACCACTTGGATCTTCAGCACCAGCATTAGTAATTATATTTTCACAAGTATTAGTTGTTTCAGTATCAGATTCTAAATCAGATTTCTTCACACAATCACCATTCATTATATCTAAATTAGTACAATACGAAGCATCACATTGTGTTCTTAATATTCCACTTGTTATTGGGTGAGAGGTACTAGTTTTATCTATTTGCTGATCGCAGGATACACAACCATCAGGTGAACCAGATTGGCGGTGCTGACCCTTATCACAATATACACAATCTTCACCTGATGACATTTGTTGTTTTCCACTCTCACAAGATGTACAAACTCCGCTCGCTGAATCATATTTTTGATATATTCCACAAGTTGTACAACAATCACTATAAAAGGTTTCTTGTGTTGTTTGAGAAGTACTCGTATCATTGTTAGTTTCTTTATTGTAATTACTACAATCCATTCCTATATTACTACAAGTATAATTGTTATCTATATTATATTCTATACAAGATTCATTTCTCCCTATAATGTTATCATTTATATTAGTGTACACACCTGATTCATCTATTTTATATTGATTATATGTTTGAGCACCACAAGAAGTACAATCTCCATAAGAATCAATTTTCCATCCATTACCACACCTTTTACATATTTCACCTATAGGTATGGTTGTTTTTTCATTATACTCAGATGGATTTAAGTTATTTTTAAAATAATCCCAGTTAGGAAATTCACTCGTTTCGCTACAGTTATTAAACTGGTCTTCTATTTTATATTTACAATATATATCTCCATTACCAGGAATACTTTCTAAAATACGTGGATCAATATTTTGATAGACACCAGTACTATTTAAATTATTATTTTGCACATCCGATTCAGATTTACACATAGGTAACAAATCAGGACTTTCACTAGTATCAGGACAAAAAGAATATCCTATTTTACAATATAAACCTGGTTCCATATCAGGTGTCCCATATTGTTGTTTCCGTAATTCAAATTCTTGACTCCCTTCTTCATAATAAACTGAATTAGGTATCTTTAATTTACATCCAACACTTTCTAATAAATCTGCTTCACCACTTATATTAGGTATTAACCACCAATATTTACCACTATTTATACAATCAGATGATGTTAAAGTGCTCAAATCTAATTGTGATTTATCTGATTTACTATTATCATTATTATTAATATTATTACTATTATTATTATTATTATTTTCTGTTTCTTTATCTTCTAATTTACATTTAATACCTGATTCTACTTCATCATATTTAAATTCACGAGTTGCATAATTATAATTATTATTTAAATCTAAACATTGTTCTTTATTACACAAATTTAGATTAGTATTTGAACATACTTTTTTAGCAACACATTTATCTGTTTTTGGATCACAATTCCCAGATTTACAATCTTCGTCTTCTTGACAACTCTCACCTATTATACATGGATATACATCATCTGAAATCCCACATTCTTGTTTTTTTCTTGCACCGTCCTCTTCTAAACATTGTGCCCCGAACAAACCTGCTTTCTGTTTTACTCTATATGTTTTATATTTATATGTTTTCCCACATTTTTTATCACAAGGTGAAAACTCTGAATATTCACCAATACAATCTTGATTTGATTCTCCATAAACATTTATTAAATTATTCAATATATTATCTAAATTTGCCATTTTCATTAATTTTACTTCTCTTTTTTTTTCATCTAATATTTCATTACCTTCCAACAATTTATTACTTTTTATGTATAATAAATATATTAATAATATTACTATTAATAACATCGCCATATTTTTATCTTTTTTTACCAAAAAATATAATAATATAATATTTAATAATATTAACTTAATAATATTATTCATATATATATTTATATTATATATTTTTATCTCTTATTTTTTGTAATATTTGCTTCATTTGATCATTCTCTTGTGATTTTATTTTTAAAGATTTTGCCATTTTATCTATTATATCTTGTTGCGTTTTTATTATTGATTTTAATTCTGATACCTCAACAGTTTCTTCATCTTCTTTATTAAAATCTTTATGAACAAAAAATCTTGTTTTATATATCGTATCCCCTTCTTTATTTTTTATATTTATTGGAACTGACCATGATTTTCCATTATTACATAACAATATTTTATTATTCATTATATTTACAAATTTTCCTCCCACATAAAAATATTCTTCATTATCTTTTATTGTTATGTATTTTATATGAACATCTTTCTTAAATGGATATGGTAATTCTATCTCTGAATGACCTTTTAAGTGTTCTTTTATTTGTTTTATATCTTTAATCATATATTAATATATATTAAAAATTATTTAAGTATATATTATAGTATGAACTACGAACCATTAAAATCTATATTAGATTTAACTGATAACAAACAAGATTCTATTGTTTTCTTTTTAAAAGATGAAATTAAATCTAAAATGAATAATTATTATTTTTATGAAGATAAAAATAAAGATATTTTTATAAATCAACTTATTATTTGTATTAAAAAAAGTGATTTATCATTAGATATAAAAGGTAAAATTGTTTCTATTAAAAAAAATATTATTGGTATTAATGTTAATAATTTATATACAAAATATATTCCTATGAATTTATATTATATATTTTTAAAAGATAAAAAATCTAAAAATTCTGATGCTGAATTTTTTGAACATTTATTAAAAAATTTATAAAAATATTTTTTAAAACTATG